ACCAACTTTAACAACTATATACGAATATTTAAAGAAGGATAGATATATTCTTTGGAACATTGCTGATATTAAAATTGGTGAAAATACTTACTATCCACTTGAACAAGATTCTATCGATATCTTAAAAAACTTAGGTTGTGAGTATAAAGGTAAACTAAAAATGTTAATGACACGAATGGTTGGATTAGACCCATCTAAAAGTGGTATTAAAAATGCAGTCGAATATGAAGGAAAACATTATAAATTTGAACCGATTTTCGTGTTCTATAAAAAAAATTAATTATGAGTTTTTTTGAAAACACAAAAGGTGAAGAATTACAAAACTCTTTATGGGTAGAAAAATATAGACCAATTAAACTTGATAACTATATTGGTAATTCTCACTTAAAAGAAAAAGTATCTAACTATCTAAAGAGTGGTGATGTTCCACATCTTTTATTTTTTGGAAAAGCTGGTACAGGTAAAACAACTTTGGCTAAACTTATTGTTAAGTCTATAGATTGTGACCATATAATTATAAATGCATCTGATGAAAATAATGTAGATACAGTTCGAAACAAGGTAAAAGGATTTGCATCAACAGTTGGATTCAAAGATTTAAAAGTTATTATACTTGATGAGTTTGATTATATGACACCAAATGCACAAGCTATACTTAGAAATCTGATGGAGACATTTTCTAAACATTGTAGGTTTATCTTAACTTGTAATTATGTAGAAAAAATTATTGACCCAATCCAAAGTAGATGTCAAACATTTCAGATAGTACCACCTTCAAAGAAAGAAGTGGCTATTCATATATCTAAGATTCTTAAATTAGAACAAATTAGATTTGAACCACAAACAATAGTACCTTTAATTGACTCATCTTATCCTGATATTAGAAAGATAATAAATACTTGTCAACTAAGCTCAGTAAAAGGAATATTAAAACTCGATACAAATAATATATTAGATTCAGATATTAAAACAAAAGTTTTAGATATTCTAAAATCAAAAGATGATAAAAGAAACAAATACCTAAACATTAGAAAAGCTATAGCTGATTCTCGTATCCAAGACTTTACAGAGTTCTATAGTTTTCTATATGAAAAGGTAGATGACTATGGCGATGGAAATGTATCAACTATTATCCTAATATTATCAGAATCTCAATATAGAGATGCATTGGTAATCGATAAAGAGATTACATTCATGGCAACTATTTTACAAATAATAAAAATAACTTAATGGCAAAAATTATAGGAGCTGGTGGAATGGGAAACCAACCACCTCAACAACCAAAATTAGATATGAATAACTCAAAACCAATGGTGTGTAAACATTGTGGTTATGATGTATTTATCAATGGAGCAAAATTTAGAACAATTTCAAAACTAGCGGCGGGCACACCACAAGATGTAATGATACCAATAGAAGTATATCTATGTGGTCAATGTGGGGAAGTAAACGAACAATTGTTACCTGATGAGGTAAAAAAATTAGATAAGAAAAATGGCTAAATCATTATTTGACCATATAAAAGCAATTACAAACGAACAGAATCCAAAGTATTTTGAAACACTTTCAGATGATGATAAAAAAACTTGGAGTAATTATATGATTCATAGATTTCTTTCAATGAATCCTGATTGGGTAGAAACAATATCAGAGTTGCAACCATTTTCACAATCATTACCACCAGAGGCATTGTATCTTACATACATAGGAATTATTCCAAAGGGTAGACACTTTCTAAAGTATACAAAAGGTAAGAAGATACAGAAGTATGAAGATTGGTTAGTTGATTTAATTGTACAAGAGTTCCAATGTAGTAAAAATCAATCAAATGAATACTTAGAAATATTGTATTCAACATCTGAGGGTAGAGAAAATATAAAGTACATATGTGAAAAGTTTGGTGTTGATAAAAAAGATATTACTAAACTAAAATTAAAGGTCTAAAAATTTGGATTTCTCAATTATTTTTCGTATATTAGTACTATGAGAACAATTACAATTTTAACACAACTTTCACAAATTGAAAAAGATTTAAAAGCAAAGTGTGAACATAGTACAACAGATATGGAAGGTGATAAGTGGAGTAAACATCACGATAATATTCTTAGTTTAATTAAAGATTTATCAAATGGCTAGAGTATCATTCTCTCAATATAATATGTGGAGTTCTTGTCCACAACAATACAAACTAAATTATATAGATAAGTTAGGTGAAAGTTCAGGTAACATTCACACAATCTTTGGTTCTGCGATGCACGAAACCATTCAACACTTTTTGGATGTTATGTACCATGTAACCAAGAAACAAGCTATGGAGATTGATTTAGATATTCTATTGAAAGATAAATTGATTGAAGAGTTTAAGAAAGAAAAAGAAAAGCAAGGAGATAGATTACCTTGTTCACAAATAGAATTAGAGGAGTTTTTTGGTGATGGTAGACAAATTTTAAAGTTCTTTAAATCCAAATTAGCTAAATGGTATTCTAAGAAAGGACAGAAATTAGAAGCTATAGAATTACCATTACATGCTCAAATTAAACCAAATGTAAACTTCATTGGTTTCATTGATGTGGTACTAAGAAATCTACACGATAACTCAATTACAATTATTGATTTAAAAACTTCAACTAGGGGGTGGAATAAGTATCAAAAAAGAGACCAAATTAAGAACGCTCAGATACTTATATACAAAAAGATTTACGCTGATAAATACGGGTTACCTTTAGATAAAGTTCATGTGGAATTTCAGATACTAAAAAGGAAGATAAAAGAGGATTGGGATTTCCCTATACCTCGAATATCAACCCATATACCAGCGAATGGTAAACCATCCATTAATAAAGCGTGGAGAGGGTTTATGAACTTCATTGAAACTGTATTTGATTCCGATGGAAAATTTAGAGATATAGATTACTTTACTAACAAAGGTAAACCATGTGATTGGTGTGAATTTAAACAAAGAGGACTTTGTTCCGCTTGGAATTAATGTTTTTGTAATTTCTTTATATTTATATATACTTATATACAAATAAAGAGATTATGGTAGAAACTAAATTAACAACGGTAAAAATCCTTAAAAATGTTTACTCAAAATTTAAAAGGTTATCTTTTGAATCTGATATCACTTTACAAAAGTTAGTCAACAGAGCAGTTGATAAATATGTAGAGGATGAAGATTTTAGAAATGAAATAAATGATTATACACTATTAGAGGTAAGTGGTTCACAATATTAAAATGGACAATAACACACAACAAAACGGAAATGTACAACTAAATCAGACCAGAAATGATTTCAATGATAAAGTCAGAAAGAAAAAATACTTAGGCGATTCAATGAGAATATTTTGGAATGATAGAAGAAGGTTTAGAACAATTTAAATAAAGGTTAATGGCAAAGAAAAAAAAGATTCTATTGTTATCCGATGATTTAAGGATGACTTCAGGTATTGCAACAGTATCAAAAGAATTTGTTTTTGGAACTATGGATAAATTCCATTGGGTTCAATTAGGTGCAGCAGTTAAACATCCCGAACAAGGAAAAGAAATTGACTTAGGAGCTGATGTCAGAAAGGAAACTGGCATTGAAGATGCTTCACTAAAAATCATTCCTTGGACTGGTTATGGTGATGCAAATGTACTTAGACAACTTATAATGAGACACCAACCAGATGCAATACTTCACTTTACAGACCCAAGATATTGGAGATGGTTATATGAAATGGAAGCAGAAATCAGAGAAAACATTCCGATTCTGTTTTATCATATTTGGGATGATTTACCAGACCCAAAATATAATAGAGATTACTACGAAAGTTGTGATTGGTTAGGATGTATATCAAGACAAACTTATGGTATCGTAAGTAGAGTTGGTAATATAGATTCAGAAACAATTAAACCTTTAGAAGATTGGCAAGTAGATTATGTACCACATGGTATTAATCCAAAGAAATGTTTTAAAACTGAAGTGCCTGCTGATTTCAAAAAAGCTGCCTTAGGTGACAAAGATTATAAATTTGTTTTATTTTGGATGAATAGAAACATCAGAAGAAAACAACCATCAGATGTTATTTGGGCTTACAAAAAGTTCGTAGATGGATTACCAGAAAAAGATAGGAAAGATTGTTGTTTACTGATGCACACCGCAGCAGTGGACCAAAATGGAACTGACTTAATTAAAGTAAAAGAAGCGATTTGTCCAGATTACGATGTAAGATTTTCACAAGCAAGAATTGATGCAACACAACTTAACTACCTTTATAATTTATCAGATGTTACTATTAACATAGCAGGTAATGAAGGATTTGGATTAACAACTGCTGAATCAGTAATGGCTGAAACACCAATCATTGTAAATGTTACTGGTGGGTTACAAGACCAATGTGGATTCAAAGTAGATGGTAAGTATTTAACCGCAGATGATTACAAAGAAATCGGTTCACTTCACGATTATAGAAAGTGGGAAGATAAAGTAACACATGGTGAGTGGGTAAAACCTGTATGGAGTAGAGTTCAAACAATGACTGGTTCAGTTCCAACACCTTATATCATTGATGATAAAG